TTATCCTTTCGTTTTCAGTGACTTATCGGCATTATTGGCTAACCTTTCGGCTAGGTTAGCCATCAGTCGAACCGCTGCGGCATCGGAAAGTGTCTTGTCGCTGGCAGCTTTCGTGTAGCGGGAAACCTCTGCGTCGGTGTCGTGGCCCGTCCAGGATTTGATTTCCTGATTGGTGCATCCTGCCTCTGCCAGACGTCGCGCAGCGGCTTTGCGCAGGCCGTGCGCAGAGCAGTTCGTAAGGCCCGCCTCGGCGCACCAGCCAGCAAACAGGTTGCCGATGCTGTCTCTGCCGTAGGCGGTGCCGCTCCGCGTCACCAGGAACGTGAATTTCCCGGTCGGGGTCGCCAGGATCGATTCAGCCAGTGGTGCCATGATTGGTATCGAGAGCGCCTTCTTGCCCTTGCGCTTTTCCTGATAGAATTCCAGTCGGTTGCCCTTCACATGCACCGGCCCCAGCGTGCGGACGTCACCGCGTCTCTGGCCAGTCCAGAGCAACAGGTCGAACATCAATCGCGCCTGAGTGCCCAGCGGGTGCCGCGCTTCGTATTGTGCAATCTCGTCGTCGGTCCAACTGTGGTGTCCGTCGCCTTCGATCTCATATGGCTTCACCGCGCGCACCGGGTTGCTGGTCGCCAGCTCGATGCTGATAGCAAACTGCATCAACTGCCCAAGGCGCTTGCGCAGGTTGTTCGCGGACGTCTTGTGCGGCAGCCGTTCCGCCATCATGGCGACAACATGTTTCGGGCGCAGATCGCAGACCATCGCGCTGCCATACTTGCGACGCCACCGTTCGATGTCGTTCCTGTAAACGGTTTTGGTGCGGTCCCTGATCTTCTCGAATTCGCCTGAGACATACCAGCGGCTTATCAGGTCGTCGAAGCTGCCAGGCGTGAAGCGATCGGCACCAGGGCGCACCGGCTCGGCAGCGATCCCGTCCAGGCACGATTGATACTCGGCCATGAATTCCGGCGTGCCGGGGGCGTGCACGAAACAGTGCTGCCGAAAGCCCTTACGCCGGAATCGATAACGGGTTTTGCCGTGCCGGTCTTTGAAGGACGTCACCCAATCAGGAAGCCAGCGCCTTTTCACCTGCCCATGATCCTATCGAAGCTGTTGTCGCTGGCAGTGTGCGCCGGGTCGCCAAAGGTGACAAGGATTGCGCCGGTCGGGTCGATCTTAAGCCCCGTCACGTTCAAGCCTGCCGACTGCGCAGCGCGCAGGGCGCGTGCGGCATCAGCTTGCTTAAAAGTGGCGCGGCGGGTCGTCACAGATCAAGCGTCCTCAGGGGCAGCACCAGGCGATCCTCGCCTTTGCCAGCCTCCACATTGCCTCGATCGTCGAAGGCGTTCGCCACGCGCGCCAGGACGGCCAGTTTCAGGCGTGCAGGTGCTTCCCCTTCACCATCCCAGCCACTCGCCATGTCGAGCACCGTTTCGGTGGCAGAAGCAACCAGCAGCTCAATATGCGCGTCTTCATCGTCGTGCAGGATGCGAAGGTGCGCCTTCGCTTCCATGAGGGTGACTATATCGGTCATGCGACCAGTTCCTTCTTGTCTACTGCCATTTCAACTTGGCTGCTCACGCCTGCCGCGCTCACCTGAATCCGCTCCACATCGCCGCCAATCCAGACTTGCTCGGCTAGCTCCCCGTAGCCCGATTCCACTGCCCAGGGCGTTTCACATTGTTCTGCGATCACCCGGCGCATCCGCTTAGGGGTGAAGCCCCTTCGCGCTGCGATCCTGTAGGCTGTCGTCTGGTTGCCGCTGCACGCAAAATGGTCCAGCTCGATAGGATCGAATGCCGCATAGCCGGGGAACAACTCGCTTGACGGGACGATGTGCAAGCGCGGCCTGCCTTCATAACTGGCAACCAGGATGCGACCCAGGCCGCCGATGGAGACGAACCAGCGCAGCGCATCGGAAGCGTTTTCCAGCGCCTCATCCAAGTCCGCCGATTCTGCCGCTTTCATGATCTCGATCAGTGCTTCGTGAGACGGTCCCCAAGTGGAAAATGTCATGGCATAGGGCCAAGACTCGCCCAAAAAAGCCTTTGGGGCGTGCCCGATGATTTCGCCCGTCTCCCCGCTCCACAAAGCGGTGTCGCACCATAGATAGGCGTTCCGCCCACAGACCGCGCCGTTTTGGAGTGTCATACCCTATCACCTTGAAACCAGTTGCTTTGGGGCTGCTCGGAATACTTGCGGCGATTGCGATCGGCGCGGCATAGGGCACGCCAAATTGCGCGGCGATCCCGGCCACTGTAGCGACCACGTTGGCAATATTGCCGATGGTCCTAAGAACCTTGGAGATTGTTGCCTCCTGCCATTGCCGCCGCTGGCCGGGGGTTCCAGCCTTCCACCTGTCGCACCTCGTCAGGATCGAGAACGCCAGTTTCCAATGCGATCTTATGGGCATCCCAGCGGGTCTTCGGATCGCCGCGCAGGAAGCCGCTCAGGTCCAGTTCCAGCTCGTAAGGCCCATTGGTAGGGAAAACCGATCGGGCGAATTCTGCCTCCAATCGCCGCGCCCAGGGTGAAAGCGTGAACATCGCAAACCAGCGTCCCGCCGTTTCCGAGTTCGTGAACGTGTTGTGCGAATAGTCCTGCACCAGCGGGGGCGGCACCTGAAACAGTCGGCAGATTTCCTCAGTTCCAAACTTGCGGGTTTCCAGCAGCTCGGCATCCTCAGGGCTGATTTGCGACGCCTTCCATTGCATGCCGCCATCAAGCACCAGTGTGCCACCAGCCTTTCCAGCGCCTCCGTGCCGAGCTTGAAATGCATCGCGCAGGTCATCTCGCTGTCCAGGCTTCAGGGTGCCCGGCACCTCGATCACACCGGAAGGGCTGGCACCGTTCGAAAGGAAGGTGCGAGCGTGCTGATTGGCGAGGTCAACCGCGTTGACGGCATCGGCAGCACGGCTCAGGCGGGAGCGTCCGACCAAGCCATCATCGGTGCGGTCGCGCAGGTGGATCACCTCGCCTTGCAACAGGCGGCGCACGTTGCCGCGCGTGTCTGCCACGGTGTAGCGCAGACGCCCGCTCGGCAGTTCTTCGACAGTCACCTGCGACCACGGGATGAAGCGTAGGCCAGACAATTGCCCGTTGCCGCTGCGCAGGATTTCGGCAAGGCCGTTGCCGGTCAGCAGGGCGCTGGCGACCAGGTGCGACAGAAACTCGGGCCAGGTCATGCCCTCGTTTACACCCGCGATCGTCAGGCGGCGCAGGGGGTGGCTGATTGCCTCGATACGGTTCTCGCCGTCGCGCCGGTATACCAGCGCGGGGATGCTAGCCAGGCTGTCGGCAATGACGTTGACGCAGGCGAGAACGCTGGAAAGGTTCTCGGCATAGCGGGCCGACACGCCAGCGTAATAGCCCAGGCCAGGGGCAAGGGCTGCCCAGCTCGGCTCTGTGCCAGCAGTGCGCCGTTCGAAGCCTGCAAAGGCTGCCAGGCGGTCAATCATGCCCATGTCGCCGCCTCCGCCATTACAAGCACCCTACGGCGGCGCTGAGCCTCGCAGCCGCGCATGATAGAGCGCAGGGCAATCTCGGTGTCGGGGTAGGCAGGCCAGGCGCTAACGACGCTGATCTCGCGCAGATCGACAGCGCGCAGCGTGCGAGTGTTGCCCTGCCACTGTTCGCCGCCTTGAGGGACGACAAAGCCAAAGCTCATGCCGCCAAGGTCGCCACGCTCAGCCAGCGCCAGCAGATCGCGTCCCGCGCTTGTGTCGGGGATGTCGAGTGCGAACGCCAGGCCCCGGCTATCCTCCGTCAGCCGCAACGTGCCGGAGCGGGTGCGGCCAAGCACCTTTGCCGGGTCATGGTCTAGCAGCGCCAGGACGTCACCCGCCAAAGCCTTTGTGAAAGCTCCGGGGGCGATGCGTTCCTGATAGTTCCCGATATTGGCCATGCTGCCAAAAGTTGCGGCATAGCCTTCCAACCGCCGCCCCGCCGTGCGAATCTCAGCAAAGGCGCGTCGTTCAATGGTCGGGGCGGTGGTGGTCATGGATCAGGCCTCCGGTACCGCAGGGAGAGCCAGAACATCAGCGGGGATTGCGCCGGTCGCCTTCACGAACGCCGCCTTGTGCCGCAGGGCAATGTCAACCGTCGCCATCGCGCGGATCATGATGTTGCCCTTCGAATAGGCGGTGCTTTCAAACGGGTTCACCAGGATGTCGATTTCCGACCAGATGCCCATCAGCAGCTCGGTCCAGTCGGCATAGATCAGGCCGTGCTCGTTGGTGCCGGTCCCCAGGTTCGTCGGCACCTGATTGGAGAACGTCACCGCTTCATTGTGAAAGATAGCGGCCATGCCGACAGGGCGGTTCTCGAAGTCCAGAGCCTTGCTGGCGATCTTCTTGATGGTGTTGCTGGTCAGGAAGCCCCGGCGCGCTTCCACGTTGGCAATGTCCGCTTTCGCGATCATCTCCGCAGTGGTGTCGAAAAGGCTGTCAGCATAAGCCTGCGTCTGGATGCCGCTGGTCGCCAGGACGCCGACCGGCTCGTTCGTTCCGCCGCCCAGGATCGCCGCCTTGTCGATCGCCAGCGCCAGGTTGCGTGCCAGCATCTGCCGCAGCAGAGCTTCCACATCGGGGCTGGCCTGCATCAGCATGTTGCGCGACCACTCGCTGAGCGCACCGGCATGCTTGGGGCTGAGCGTCACGTTGTCGAAGTTGGCGTCATCTGCCGACAGCGCCGCGTTCTCAGCAACCCAGCCGATCGCGGGACTGTCAGTCTCGCGCGGGATCGAGACGTTGCCGACCAGACCAGACAAGACCCGCGCACCCAGGCCGCGCACGACAGACGCCGCAGTCAGGGCGCTGATATACTGGTCGGGCCGGTGGTCGGTCGAAATGAGTTCGCTGCCCGCGCTGGTGGTCAGCACGCGCTTTTCGAACACCTCGGTCGGAATGAAAATGCCCTCAGCCTTGCGGCCCGCGCGGGTGGCAAGCTCAGTCTGCATTTCGCGTTCGAAGCCCCAATCGACTGCCAGGCCAGCGGCACCAGCGATCGCACGGGTCACGGAAAACTTGGAGCGGATTTCGCTATCGAGCTTGGCGTCGCCATGCACAGTCCGGCCAAGGTCGGCACGGTCGGCAGCGTCGATCTTGCGCTGGCGGTCGAGTTTGGCGTCCAGGCTGCGCAGCTCCGCTTCAGCAGCGTTGAAGGCGTCGCCGTCATCAGCAGAGTGGGCAGTATTCATGCGCTCCAGGATCGCGGTGCGCTGTTCGAGCAGATCATTCGTCTTCATAGGGTCATCCCTCATTCTGGCCGGGGCACAAAGGCCCCGGCACGGTGATTGCCGACTGGCTCGCGCCGTTGGCTGAAACTTGCGGTGTTGCTGGCAATGCTGAAAGGCGGCTGAACAAGCCGTCCACCCCCATTGCTTCGCTTGCTTGCCCATGGACGCACCGCGCGCCCATGTTCATCGGGGTGGAACTGGTCATCATGCGCCGAAGCCCAGAGCAGCGAAAACTTGCCGCTCAATGGGGTTGAGCTTGATAAGGATCACAGCCTCAGATTGGCTTATTGAAATGCCAATGTCGTAAAGGCCTTTGATGTCGTCGCCAGCGATGACTTCAGCGGTTTGACTATCCGGCCAATAGGCGATGAAGGTTTCACCTTTTTCCCGGAAATCGAACATGCTGGCAGGATCGCGGTCATCATCCCCAAAATGACCAAATTCAACGCCGATCCCGAACGCCACCTTCGGCGGAACGTTGAATTCGATCAACCGTGCGGCCACGGCGAACACCATAACATCGCGCAGGCTAAAAAGAGTTGCGAGACCGGGCTGGTCTGCCTTTTTCCCGATTGCCCGAAACTCGCCGCGATGCAGGTATCCGCGCAAGGTCGGGGGAGCCATTTTGCAAGCTTCGGCAGCCTGCGAGGTCTTGAATTGCTTGTGTGCGTAATCGAGCATAGCGGTTCTACCTGTTGTTTTGAAAACAACCTAGCTGTTTAGAGCAGAACAGGCAACCCCCGGTGCGCAAAAACTGTTGAAAAGTCCCCCGCCCGCCAAAGCGGGGGCAGGGGCATCAGTCATTGGCCGGAGCGCAGCCCTCGCCAGGCCAGATGGGGGGAACGTCGCAGGCATCCTCGTCGTCGTGCTCCTCGCGCTCGTCGATCGCCTCTTGGTCGTGGCTGTCCTCGTCCCAATCGTCTTGTTCGTCGTCCTCCAGGCCTAGCGTCACGTTGGCCTTGACACGGTGCCGGTGGTGCAGGGTCGTCCATTCGACATAGGCGCAGTCCCGCTCGTCGCCAGTCGGCTCGTCATCGCCATTCGGTTCAAGGTCAGGGTCGCCATCGATCAGGTCGAGCACGTCGAGCAAGACGTCGATCGCTTGTGCGATTTTGCTCGCGCTGTGCCTGTTAAGCATCCGGGCCGCAATCAATGCAGCCGCAGCGGGGGGAAATCGATTCGGGGTAATGACAGGCGCGGATTCCGCCCGTAAGTCGGTGATAGCCATGATTGATCTCCGTACGATCGTTTGTGGTCAGGCTCGGCATCGCGTTGGCGCGCGGTGTCGGGCCGATCGGATTAGCGCATAAAACAAGGAATCGGTCAATGGACGTTGAGATTTGGGCAGGCGGCGAGAAGATCGACGATTGGGCGCACTCCGGGCTGCCAGAAGTCGGGGACACAATTGTTGTCGTGGTTGACGGCAAAGATTCGGAAGCGGAAGTTGCCAAGGTTGGTACCTTTTGGGACAAGTTTGGCGCGAAGAAAACGCGGATCGAGGTCCAGTGGTCAAATCCGATGGTCTTCATCACTTAAACCCACATCGCGCCTGCGCCCTGATAGACGTCTGGTCCTTCATCGACTGCCGCAATGCCGCAGGCCATAATGGCGCAGACGATCCCGTCGATACGATCGATGCTTTTCGATTTTGACGGTTTACGGTTCCCGGCGGGGTCGGTCTCGACAATCACGTTTCCGGCCTGCCAGGTCAGCAGCGGGTTGTTGCCGTGCTGCATGCGTCCGCTGAGCAGCGCACGCTCGAAGGCATCGACAGCAGCCGCATATGACCGGAAGCCGGGGACGAATTCCACCAAGGGCAGCTCGATCCCCTCGTCGCTCAGCAGCTTATTCAGATCCTCGAACCGCCAGCGGTCGAAGCCGATAGCCTGAACGTCATACCGCTGCCGAATGTCGGCCAGGGCACGTGCAACTGCCAGCCGGTCGGTGGCACGCCCCACGGTCGTTTCCAGCCAGCCATCGGCAGCCCATCGGTCATAGGGCACCCTGTCGCGCTCCACCCGGTCCAGGATCGTATCGGCAGGCACGAAATGCCACGCCAGCAACTTGCCTGCATCGGGAAACCAGAGTGCCAGCGCGGTCAGGTCGCGCGTGCTCGACAGGTCCAGTCCGCCGTAGCACCGCTGCCCTTCCAGCTCGATCGGGTCGAAGGGTTCGCCATTGGCCTCCCAATCCGCTTGCTCGATAAACCGGCCCTGAGCAGCAATTCGCTGGTTCAGGTTCAGCAGGCGAAAGGCGGGTGCAAATGAAGGCGAGCGCATCGCCATCGCTGCCGAATCTGCAAATTCGTTTTCGTTCAGGAAGGCACCCAGCGCCGGGTTTGCCAGCTTCCAGGCCTCTCTGTCGTCGAGAGCGCAGTCTTTCGGCGCAGCATGTAGCTGCACATAGACCGATGGTGCCGGTTCCGCGTCGAGCATCTCTGACCAGAAGTGCAGATCATCCGCAGCCTGAGTGCTGATCGTCACGCCCAGGGCATGCTGGCGTTTGGCCATGCCGGTGCGCAAATTGTCCCACAACTCGCGGGAACGCCACTGCGCCACCTCGTCCGCAACCCAGAAGGACGGTGCCAGGCCGTGCGCCTTTCGGGCATCGCTGGTCAGTGCCCGCCAGATCGAGCGCGTTTCCTCGTCGGTGACTTCTTTGTGCCAATCGCGGATGTTCACCCGTGCCGCCATCCACGGCACCTCGTAAATATAGGCGGTGGTCATCCGATAGAGCACGCCAGCCTGTTCGCGATCGAGCGCCGCTGCATAGCATTCGCCGTGCGGCTCAGCCATCGGCCCCAACAGGTGCGCCAGCGACAGACCAGCCAGCAAGCCGCTCTTGCCATTGCCGCGTGCCACGCTGAGCGCAGCCAGACGCACCAGTCGTTCGCCCTCGGATTCGGCATAGACGCCGCGCACGAATTGTTCCTGAAAGTCCAGCACCTCCATGCGTTCGCCCGCCTTGATCCCCGAGACGATCGGCAGCGTGTTGAGGAAGGCAAGCACCCGGTCAGCAGCAGGCATCCCGTCTTTTTCCCACGGGTGGGCAACCTCGCACTGCGCAGTGCTGGCAGCCGCTTTAAGGCGCGCAGCACCAGGTCCACGCTTACCCATTTCGGTTTCCTTTCGAAACTAATTGAGGATTTCTACCCATCGCCGGTCCCTGAGCCTCAGCCCTGAGCGATTTTCCCCGGTTCCAATGGTGCGCCGGGTCAAGTGGCCAGCCGTTTGCGTCGCATCCCCTGGTCGGCTTGCTAGTTCTGGCCGCGCCAGCTTCGGTGCCCCGTGCAGTCTTGCGACCATGACAGGGGGTGCAGTAGCTCGCCAGGCCGTCATGGCCGGGGAAGGGGTTGCCGCCATCGCTGATCGCGATCACCTGGTCCACCGTGTCCGCACGGGTCACTAGCCCCATTTGGTGACACCCGCGACAGGCCGGTTCCAAGTCCAGGTGTGCCAGCCTGAGGCGCTGCCAGCGTGCCGTGCTGTATGGCCAGTCAGCCATGTTCGGCACCCTCCGCAGGTTCATCATCATGACGGGGCGGGGGGGCATGGTGCCCCGCCCCATCTATATACGTAGTATATAGGGGGGTCGGTGCATGCAGTCCGGTGCAAGTGTTTTCAATGACTTGGCTAGGGGGTCGGTGCAGGTCGGTGCAGGGGGTCGGTGCAGGGGGGTCGGTGCACTTATCCACAAGCTTGATCCCGTATTTCCATGTCCTGTTTTCGCGCTTCCAAAGCTGCCGATCGAGTTCAATTATGCCCAGATGCAGCAGCCGTTCGAACGCGCGCTCATAGGCTTGCCGTGACAGCTTCCTGCCCTCCGGCATGGTGGGGAACACCGTGCCGAAATAGTTCACGCCGGGGTTGTGAGAGACAGCTCGGCGGTTCCCGGTTGCCGCTTCCAGGCAATTCAGGAAAGCCTCGTTCTCGATGTTCGCTTGCACATTGGCGGCGATCTCGTCGCGCAGATCGAGAGGCAGATCATCGGGCAGGACGTAGGCCCATTCATGCCATCGGAAAGTCAGCTCCCCGCCGTTGGCCGCATAGTTCGACTTGCCCCGTGACAGCACCCGCGCGTCGCGATCGATGCACCCGCCGTTGCCATCGGTCGGCACCTCCAGGAACAACCGGCTGCGCACCTGATTTTCCCATGCAGTCGATCCCGAGAAGTCAGCACCGCTCTTGTTCGGGTGTCCGATAAACAAGACTGCGCCATCGATCGCAACAGCCAGGCGGTTGAGCAAATTCACGAATGCTGCCACCTCCGCACGGTGGTTTTCGTTGCCGCCGAAAAGGTGCGCCACGTTGTCGAGCACCACAAGCCGGCTGCCGGTCGCCAGAGCGGTATTGAGCAGCTTCTCATAGAGCGGTTCCGCCCGCAATTCGCCGCTGCCGTTGACCCGCGCGATCGCGTTGTCCTCGTTGCCGACCAAAGAGACCAGATGCAGTTTCCCGTCCAGGCCAGCATATCGAGTGCGCAGCGAGCGGTTGATTGCGTGCTGCCGCCTGTGGAGTTCGTCCACGTCATCCTCGCAGGTGACATACAGCGCAGGGCATGCTCTTGCCTCGATCCCCAGGAAGCGCAGACCAGACGCTACAGCCGTGCACAGTTGCTGGCCGAGTAGTGACTTGCCAGACGATCCCGCGCCGGTAAGATACGTTGCCGAGTGCATGGGGATGAAGTCTTTGAGCAACCATTCACGCTCGGGCGGGGTATCGGCCAGCGTCAACAGGTCGATCACTGGCAGCGATGCTTTGGCCTCCCGTATCGAAGCCAGATCAAGCAGCTTGGTCATGGTGCGCCGCCTTTCTGAGAATGCGAGGAAGGCGGATCGGCTGCGATAGGCGCTCAGCCAGCAATCTGCCCAGCTCAGGGGTGGACACCTCAATCGCGTCCAGATGCCTTAGGGACGACACCTCGGCAGCGTTCCAGTCGAGCACACAAGCGCCCCTGCCGCCACTGGCCAACCATTCCAGCGGGGTTGAATGCAGCGCGACCGGCACCTCAGGCGGCGTGCAAAGCGAATCTTCTCCCATGCACCAGCCTAGGCCAGTCATAAGGTGCCATCGGTCGGGACGGATCGTCCGCCACGCCACTATGTCGATGACAGCTCCACCAACAATTACAGGCTGCACTACGCATGCAGGGCCGTCGCCAGGCTCAAATAGCCCGGTGTCAGCCACAGTGCCGGTCATCACCCCGAAAGGTGCCTGATACTGTCCCAACTGGCCAATGGTGCGCCAGGAAACGCCCAGGGCCATGATAGCTTCAAGGTGCGGTTTTCGAACGCGCAGGGTCGCAGCATTCATCGCTTCGGAAAGGTCAGTCAT